GCGAAAATCAGTATAGTATCACACTTATCACATTTATTTGTTGATATATCACCTCCTATTTGCATTTAATCCCTCTTCTTTCTCTTTAAGTGATAGTAAGCCTTACTTACCATAGGATTACTAAACATACGACCAAATAAAGCCTTTCTACGCTCTTCTTTGCTCTCTTCTTCATCTATTTTTAGATGGTATTCTTTTATTTTGCTCATTTTATTTTCCTTCGTTTATATTAAAAATTGGTTCACTACCTTTTATTTTTTTCCCTTCTTAGTCTTCTTTCAAGAATAAAAGCAGTCGTATCATTAAAATCAAATAATGTTTTTTTACCTTCCTTTAGTAGCTTCAAACTAGAATCAAGAGATTTTTTCATTTGTAATTGTTTATATGACAATTTTTTGTTCATTTTATTGTCCTTTCAGTGCTTTACATACTTTTGAAAACATAGTTTCAATTACTTTTTCTAAACAATCCTTTGGAAACTTATAAAAATCATTTGTAAGATTTTTTTCCAAGAATTTCTTTTGTGTAGGTGGTTCAAATTGTATTTTAATCCACTCTTTCAAACCAAGTTTTTTATATTCTTGTTTTTTCAAAAATATTTCATCATCTTGTACACAAATTATATCTCCATATTCTGCACCTATTGGATACCAATATGCTTTTTCTATAGTATCCAATAAGGTAGCTACTACGAAATCATATTTTATTTTATAATATTCTTTTACTTGCATTTTATTACCCCTCCTCTAAGCAAGATTTTATGTTATTTAGTTTTCTTTTTAGTTCTCTGTTCTCTTTTTCTAGGTTGTATATCTTTTCAAAATCTGTTCTATACTTATTTTCTACAAAAACATTTTTAATATAAATCCCCAAGCCTCTAGCCTCATTCATATTTATATTTCCAAAATAATCCTTATTATGATTTTCTTTTGGACATCTAAATTTTGTTTTCAATCTGTATTTTGAGTTCTGTTCTTTGGCTAATTTGTTAAAATGTTTTATTGACTCCCTATTTTCTTTTGTGTTTGGTATTACACAAAATTGATTTGTTGGTCTATTAGTTCTGTATTTGCTTAATGTTAAATTGTTTTTAGGTAATTTTATTGTTTTCATTTTATTTCCTCTCTTTGTGGTTAAGACACTCAACGCAAATTGAGTGTTTCGCGAAATCATCGCTCGTCAGTTAACCTCGTTTTACAAATATTCTTTGAAATGCATTAAAAACATCAAGCGCGTGATTTTCATCTAATATGCCATTATAATATTTTTCAATGATTTTAATGATTAGCGTTAATGTGATTTGACTTGGTTTTAGAATATTATCTTTATTGATATAAGTGACATTTGAGCCACCACAATAAACAATAAATATTTCAATTGCCCAACGTTCTTGAGGTTGGAAAGAATCGAGCGAGTCCAATACCAACTCACTATCCTCAATATCTAAAATGTCATTTAGTGTTCTTGCTTTGTCCATTCTATTTCCTCTCTTTTTATTAATTGATTAAATAATTCAATGTTTGATTTGATAAAACCAAGTATCTCAGATAGTTCTTTACTTGTAAATATTTCATCGTCCCAAATCTTTTTATATTCATTGACATATGTTGTTGAATAGTAGGTAAAATTCATTTCGTCATCAATCTTTAATGAATTAGGGAACCAAACTTTTATTTGCACATTGGCTTTATCATCACATAATAAATAAGAGGGTGTGAACTCTTGATACCATGTTGAATCATAAAAACCAAGTCTCTCCATATCTATTTTAGTATTTGGATTCAAATAGTCTTTTGCATCTTTAAAATGTTCTTTTAGCATTTCTGTAGAATTTAATTTCATTTTACTTTCCTCTCTCTTTGATTTAATAAACATGTTTCTTTCCATTGATATAAATCTTCTTTTAAATGGATGATTCTCAATTGCTGCAAACTTATTATAAGTCCACTGATCAAAATGATTTCTAGGTACATTGTTTACGCTCCTTGATTGTTAATTATCTTTTTTGCATCTAATATGCCTTGCTTATTACCCTTAGCCATTATTAGCAATTGAACTGCATTATCTAAGCCTGTTTGAGACTTTAGCATTGTTAATAGCTTTAGATACTCCCCGTAATTATTTTGAGTAGTATATGGCATTTTTTCAGCTTGTTTCACTAGTTCTATTAATTCACTACTAATTGAATTAAATAAACTCTTTATGTATTTATTTGTTATTGATTGCATTGTGATTGCCTCCCGTGATTAATTAAATTAGTGAATTGGAATTACTATTTCAAGGTTTTTAAATACATCATTATTGCCACATGCGTGACCTATTGAAGTACATGTTCCACAGATTCCAGGACAGATAAAAACCTTCTTTTTAAATTGTTTTCTTATAGTCTTTTTTGTTCCCTTAACGGCTGTAAAATTCCCACGAACAAAAGACTGCTTTTGCAGTATAGGCTTTAAGTAGTCAAACTTTCCGCCATTACTTAGATTTAGTACATAATTACTAGGGAACTCAAAACCCTCATTAATAAGATTTTTAAAGACATTTAAAGACTTGGAATAACCATAAGCGTTAACCCGTGGATTATTCTTAAGTAATTTCATCCAATCTTTTAAATGCTTGGTATTATTGAAATCTCCATCTACGTATAGTCTAAAATCTATTTTATTTGAATGTTTAAATTGATTAGTATTTATAACCTTTTGTAATTCGCTTTCAATAATATCAAAATTAGACATTAAAATAGTATTTTGTAATTGTCTAAAAAATGCGGCGGGATATCTCCAAGCTTTTAAGCTATAACAATAATTAAGACATTCACCCGCTCCAATACAATTTATTACGGGTAAATTACTAAAGCTTAAAAAAGGTAGTTTTGAATTACCTATTTTAAATACTTGGTAAGGTAGTTCACCGCCATATATTAACCAATTTAAAAACTTTTGTATGTGGTATCCGTTAGAATTGGTTTTATAGGTAGCATTAGGGATTAATAAACTAGATAATATCTTAATTAGTTCTAATTGATTGTCGTGAAGCCTAGCTATTTTAAACTTGGTTTCTTGAGTAAGTTTGATATCTGTATATTTCCTCATCCTACTTTCCCCCTTTAAAAAGAGTTTCGTTTTCATAAGGCGCTATATCATTTAAATGCGTCATTGCTTCATCTAAAGCAGTTAGTAATTCTTCTTGTGATGCTATGCCCTCTATTTTTAGTTGTTCATCGTCATATTCTTCCCACTCTAAATTATAGAATATATCAGATTCTATAAGAGATTCTATCTCTTTTAGTAAGCGAATAACTTTTTTTATTGAGTATTTCATATTTGCCTCCTCAAGCGTTTATGATTTGTGATTTTTTGACTACCTAAACTTACACACAAAACAAGCCGTAACAATAAAATACTTTTAATTATATATATTGATAGTCTTAGTAAAAGGGGCGCAAGTATGATAAAGTATTAATTGACGTGATCCAGGATAAGTGCAGCTATAATTGAAGTTAAAAGGGACGGCAGAAGGGGAATTGCTTTAATTAATTATAATGTGTTGGCAAGGTCCGACGGTTCATTTTTATATATATGCACCCCCCCCCATACCTTGCGACGCTGAGGACGAGGGGCATATATGTTACTACCCGTACATTTTTCTCAGCAAAACATCACCTGCCTTAAATTCCGCAATAACAAGAATTAATACTTTCATTTAATATACATCATTACATAATTTCCAACCGATTTGAAAGATGCACACCGTAAAAAATCTACGAAAGAAATGGAGAAGTCGGCTGTCAAAAAAGCAGTCAAAAACCTGCACGACAACGAATACTATGCCAATTTCTTAAACACCCTACAGATTGACACAGGTAAACAAATTCGTTTTACCGATGATAAAAAAGATGCGTTTTTAAAAACAATGGTTGATTGTCACGGGTTTCCTTCTATAGCAGCTAATAAGATGGGGTTTTATTATGGGAGCATTCAATATGCGATGAAGAACGACCCCCTTTTTGCTCAAGCTGTAGATGTACTGCGTAAATCTTTTAACCAAGAAAGACTGGATGGTTTAGAAAAACTATCCTACGAACAAGCATCAGAGGGTAAAAATACTGCAGAACGCATCTTTCAACTCAAAGCATTAGATCCTCAAAAGTATAGAGATAGAACCAATGCTAATAATACACAAGTAAATGTGATGGTTGCAGGAATTACTCCAAAAGACCGTGCTAAAATGATTAAAAATATGAAATGAAATATTATCCGTACGCTGTAAATGATAAAGGTGATATACAATATTTATCACCTAGAGACTTCTTACTTAACATATTAGGGGAGTTATACGGATTAGATAAAGTAGAATCTAAAGAAATAACGGATGTAGCAATTAAAATATTTCAGCTAGAGACGGACGGTAGTTTGCCAATAGCTTGGGAAGAACTGTATAGGAACATAGCGTGAACGACGACATCTTAATAACCTATAAATATCCCGACGGTACACCTACTGACCCCTTGCCACACCAACAAGAGTATCATTTATATACTGGATGGAGTAAGCATCATTTGTTGGCAGGTAGTCTTGGTACGGGAAAAACTGAGGCCATGTGCATGGAAGCGATCCAACAAAGTGCAGCGTATGAGAATAACTTAGGACTAATGGGACGTAAAGTATTAGATGCGTTCAAGAAATCAACACTAATTCAACTCCTGGACTTAGCAGGTGGTTTTGTTTCCAAGCACAGGTCTCAAGATAGAGAAATCATCTTTAAGAATGGTTCTCGTATTGTTTATATGGCCTTAGATGACTCTAGGGACTCGATACAGCGCATTAAATCAATGAATCTAGGGTGGTTTGCATTTGACCAATTAGAAGAGGTTTCTGAGAGTACTTTTATAGCAGCGGCAGGTCAATTGCGTAAAAAAGGGGTAATGAGATGTAGTTTTCATACTTGTAACCCTGCAGGACATGATTGGGTCTGGAAAAAATTTAAACAACATAAAGAGAAGCAAAATAAAACTAAAGGGGATTATAGATTAATTGAAACAAGAACTTGGACACCAAATGTCCCTGCTCCAGAAACGGATGCAGAAGTAAGAGTATATAGCGATAACCCACATCTCCCTGCAGACTACATTAAGCATCTTCTCTCTATGCCTCCTATGTGGGTCAATCGCTATGTGTATTGTAGTTGGGATGATTTCGCAGGATTAGTATATCCTATGTTTGATGAAAAAGTGCATGTCATTAAGCCATTTGATATGCCAAAATGGTGGAATAGATATGTAGTATATGATTATGGGTATAAAAACCCGACTAGCATACTTTTTGCTGCGGTAGATGATGAAAAGAATATATTTGTCTATGATATTATTTATGGTGATGAAATGAGAATTGATGAAATTGTGCCAATGGTAGAAGATAGATTAGAAACAGGAATAGACTATGAGTTTATTGCCGACCCTTCTATTAATCGTACCGAAAGAGATGGCTATTCTATTGCGGATGAATGGGAGGAATATGGGATTGAATGGGAGAGAGCCAATAATGATAAACGAGCAGGGTTTGATAGAGTAGCTCGATATTTAACTACAGATAAGAATGGACACTGTCAATTAAAGTTCTTTGATGTAAGGAATATGGGTTTTCTTTTAGATGAAATTATGGATTATAAATGGAAAGAATTAAAACATGGACACAGTGAAAAAAGCGCACCAGAGGAGCCTGTGAAAAAAAATGATCACGCAATGGACTGTCTTAGATACCTTGTTCACGCTGTAGAAGGCTCAAATAAACCAAAACGAAGAGATAGGTATAGAAAGCCTAGTTTTTTCCGAAGTAAAACAAGTTGGATGGGTATATGAGCAATTTAGCATATTTACATGAAGTATTTCAAGCAATGCAGAGCAGTAATAAACAATTTATGAGCGCTGCTAAAGAATCTATGTATTTTTATACGGGTGGGTACGGAACTGGACAATGGGATAGTTCGGATATATCCAAATTAAGAGCAGAGGGACGTCCTCCCCTTCAGCTTAATATTATCCTTCCAAAGGTAAATTTGGTTACGGGTATTGAAAGACAGGGTAGAACATCGTACCGTGCCAGGCCCGTAGAAATGAACGATGATAATGAAGCAAAATTAATTACTTCATTATTGTATCATTTAGATAAAAGTCAATCCTTACAAAATGTATTTAGTAGGGTATTTAAGGACGGTGTGATTACAGGTCGTGGATGGGTAGATATATCTGTAGAGCCAGGTGAGTATTTTGATAGTCAAATAGGAATACGCAGAGAATCTTGGGCCAATGTGTTGATGGATCCTGAAGCTACGACTCCTGATTGTTCTAAATGGGGTAGATTAGCTCGTACTAAACTTGTATCTATCTCTAAAGCAAAAGCAATGTTTCCCGATGCGTTAAAAGATGTGAAAAAAGCAGAAGATATTCAAGAAACATTTATGGGTGAAGAATCGCTAACAAATATGCAGTTAGGAGATAAATATAAAAATGTAGATCCTAATTATGGCTTTAAAAGTATGGAAGCCTATAATATGGATGCACATCGAAAGAAGATAAGAATTATTGAGCTATGGGAAAGAGAATACGAAAAAGAATTTTATTTAGTCAATCCACAAACAGGGAGGTTTTCTCAAGAGGGATTTCAAACAAAGCGACAAGCTAATCAGGCAATTAAAGCATTAAATGAGCGACCTGAAATGGAAATACAACCTATTGAGTTGAATGTCGTAGCAAAAAGTGTACCGAAAACATATGTAACTATATTTTCAGGAGCAAGAATATTACAGGAAAAAACACCAAATCCTTACCGACATAATCAATTCCCTTTAATACCATTTTTCTATACATTTGAAGATTATGGTCATACAGTAGATACATTTGGATTGGTTGAAAATTTAAAAGACCCACAAAGAGAAAAAAATAAGCGTAGGTCACAAGCCTTAGATATTATTAATCGTTCTCCAAAGGGTGGAGGAATTTTTACAGGTAATAAAGTAACTGCAGAGGAAATGAACCGAGCATCAGGAAATGGAGAATGGATAGGGATTCCTGGATATAAAGGTCGTATTTCTGATTTTATGACTCAGTGGTCAAATCAGCACACACAACTTGTACCAACTATTGCATCGTTTGAACAACGTAGCGATTTTGATGCAAAAGAAATTAGTGGTGCTACTGATCCAATGATGGGTAGAGCAACCTCCTCTACAGAGTCAGGACTTGCTGTGCAAACTCGTATTCGTCAAGGAATGAATACATTAATGGAGCAGATGGAAAACTTAGACACCTGTAAAAAAAATACGCTAGAAATGGCAGTGTCTAATATGCAACAGTATTATTCTGTTGATAAGATACAAAGAATTATTGGAGCTGAATTTGAATCGGTTGAACCTGAAGAACAAATGCAGGTTAATCAGATTATCAGCAAATTTTTGGACAACTTCTCAACGATGGAGTTTGATGTGGTCTTAGATCAAGGTCAAAATACTCCAACAATGAGAGCGTTAATGGCTA